CGACGAGAAACTGTTGGCGCAGGCGCTGGAGGCGCTGGCACGGTTTAATTACGACCATCATTGGGGTTCATCCCAACGACCAAACTGGTTTGAAAATTCCATCACCGCCCTGCGCGAGCGGCTTGCGCAGAATCGCGAGATGGACGAGGCCATCGCTGCGGGTGACGGCACGCTGCACGGGGCTATTGACTACTGGCAGGAACGGGCGCTTAAAGCCGAGGCGCGGCTGGCGCAGAAGCCCGAGCAAGCGGGGCCGGTGCAACCGAACGAAGTCCTGTTCGCCGTCGAGATTCCCGAGGGCTACGGCGACGTTCACCCGGAACTGCTGGGCGAGGATGCGTTTAAGGAATGGGTGCGGTGGAGTGTGGTTTCAGCCCCCGAGCCGAGCGCGGAGCCGGTGTGCGTGCATGGCAAGCTGTGGCTATGGCGAAACCATGTCGATGGTCGACCTGAGTATTGGGCTTTTGAAAATCCGTTCCCTGTTCACGAAAACGGTGACCCGCAGACATTAGGCGAGCCATGTGGATACGCCTTGCTTAAGGCGTCACGCAATGGGCGGCCTGATGTTAGCGATGAAGAAGTGATTCGCAAGATTAAGCTGCCGAAGCGCACGCCGCTGACGGATGAAACGCTGTGGGAGATGTGGGTGGAGTCGCCCAGCGATGTTTTGCGTTTCGCACGTGCCATCGAACGGAAGCATGGGATAGGAGAGACGAAATGAAATTCCGAAAGAAACCTGTGGTAATCAAAGCGGTGCAGTGGGACGGCAGTTCGCATACGGCGAACACGTTCATTGGCGAAGACTACGGCAAAGATTGGAGTTACGCCGGTCAAGGTGACAGCGCCATCATCATCCCGACGCTGGAAGGTGTCCATCGCGGGGAGCTTGGGGACTGGATAATCAGAGGTGTGAAGGGTGAGTTTTACTTTTGCAAACCGGATATCTTTGAGGCGACCTACGAGAAGGTGGAAGAATGAACGTTGTGAAGATCGATGCGAAGCCGAACGAGAGTGTAATCACTCTTCTGAAGGAACAGCTTGAGCAAGCGGAGCGCGGAGAGATCGTGCGTGTCGGGATTATTGCAGAACTTCCGGGCGGTGAATGGCAGACTTCTTTTTCTGCCTCCGCAGATAGGCGCGTTGACGCGGCGATGATGATAGAGCTTGCCATGCGCCGTTTAGGTTTTTTGTGGAGTGATAAATGAATAAATACCCATACCCTGAACGAGACGCGAACTACGTGATCGGCGTTGATGTTGGCGATAACCCCAAACACAACCCGGAGCAGCACGATCCGGTGAACCATCCCAAGCACTACACGCAGCACCCGAGCGGGGTCGAGTGCATCCAGATCACCGAGCATATGGGATTCAATCTCGGCAACGCGGTGAAGTACATCTGGCGTGCGGACTTAAAGCACGACGCCATCGAGGATATGGAGAAGGCGGTGTGGTATATCCAGCGTGAGATTCAAAAACGGAAGAAGCATGCGGCTCGTCAAGATTAACGCGGTGCTGTTCGCAAAGATGATGAAGATGTTGACGGCAGAGGACGGGGCAACGTGGACGCAGATCGCTAATGCAACCGGACTGCACCGGAACACGGTAGGTAACTACGTGCGGGAGATGTATAAGCAACGTGTGGTATACGTCTGCGGCTGGGAGCGAGACGGCCGTGCCTCCTACTCCATCCGGGTATTCAAGCTTGGGAGCGAGCGGGATGTGAAGCGCCCCGTGCAAACCCGTGCCGAGATCGCGCGGCGGTATAAAACGAAGCTCAAGCTTAAAGAACAAAACGCATTTCTATATGGGCGGGCAGCATGAACGGCAGGAGGTTTTGCACAAAGTGTCAGCGGTCGATGCCGCTGGCGGGCGGTGGAGAATTGTCCGGGCAGTACCGCCCGGTATGGATTTGCGTCGAATGTATGGAACACCGGATTAAAAAACAGGCAAAGAGTAAGGTGCGATTAAACCGAAAACAGATTACACTGAACGCTGAAGCCCGCCGCCGTCTGGAAGCGATGCGGGATATGCAAGGCACTAGCAATTCGCTATCAGGAGATGAAGATGCCATACGTGAACAAACCCCGCCCTTACAAACGTGAGTATGAAAACTACGACGGTACCGAGGCGGTAAAGAAGAAGCGTGCGCAACGAAACAAAGCCCGACGCATCATGGAACGCGCCGGTATGGTCCACAAAGGAGATGGCAAGGATGTCGACCACAAAACACCCCTCAGCCGGGGTGGAAATACTACCCGCAGGAACCTCCGGGTTAAATCTGCTAGCGACAACCGCAGCTTCCCCCGAAACCCTGACCACGGCGTTAAGCGGAACAAGTAGCATAAGTAGTACGTGGCACTGCGACCTCCCTTTGCTATCTGCTACAGACTAAAGTAATGGACATTATCGAAAATAAGCTCTTGCTCGTGCGCACCCGCACCCCTGCCCGTATAACGAGCGAAATTGCAAAGAGCAAAGTAGTCGGCACGGTCGAAGGCGTTGCAGAAGTCGCCGTGCATTGGGGTCTTAGCGAAGCACAGGCGCTAAGACGGGTAGGGTTTAAGCATGTGCCGTCCCCCATCAATCGGGACTACGCATGGCCCGGCGTCTACCCCCCGATGAAACACCAGCGCGAGACAGCGGCGTTTCTTAGCATCAACCGGCGTGCGTTCTGTTTCAACGAGCAAGGCACCGGCAAAACGGCATCGGCTATTTGGGCCGCCGACTACCTTCTCGATAAGGGCGTAATAAACCGAGTGTTGGTGATCTGTCCGCTGTCGATTATGCAAGCTGCATGGCAAGCCGACCTGTTCAAGTTTGCGGTGCATCGCAACGTAAGCGTGGCTTACGGCAGCCGCCTGAAGCGTATCGAGTCAATTAACAGCAACGCTGACTTCGTCATCATCAACTTCGATGGCGTTGAGGTAATACAGAAAGAAATTGCCGCTGGCGGTTTTGACTTGATAATCGTCGACGAGGCAAATGCTTACAAGAACCCGCGCACCCAGCGGTTCAAAGTTCTTCAGAAGCTGATGTCCCCGACGACGTGGCTGTGGATGATGACGGGCACACCCGCTGCGCAATCCCCGCTCGATGCTTACGGCCTAGCGAGGATGTGTGTGCCGGAGCGCGCACCGTTGCTGTACGGCGCGTATCGAGACATGGTCATGCAGCAACTCACCCGTTTTAAGTGGATACCTAAACCCAGCGCGCAGCAGGTAGTGCACAAGCTATTGCAGCCAGCCATTCGCTATACCAAAGATGAGTGCCTCGATCTACCGGAAATAACCCACACGTATCGCTATGCCCCCCTGACTGCCCAGCAGTCCAAGTTCTACAAACAACTGAAGAAAGATTTACTGTTCCAAGCCGCCGGGGAGGATGTATCAGCGGTCAACGCCGCTGCAAACCTGACTAAATTACTACAGATATCAGGCGGTGCCGTATACACCGATACGAAGAGCGTGATTGAGTTTGACGTATCGAACCGGCTGAACACTGTGCTTGAGGTAATCGAGGAGGCTACCCACAAGGTATTGGTGTTTATACCCTTCACGCACACAATATCTTTGCTTGAAGATTTCCTAACAAAGAATGGAGTTACCTGCGAAATAATTAACGGCAGCGTGCCAGTCGCCAAGCGCACCGACATCTTCAAGCGATTCCAAGAGACGGACCAGACGAAAGTGCTGTTGATTCAGCCGCAAGCCGCTGCACACGGGGTTACACTTACCGCCGCGAATGTAGTAATCTGGTACGCTCCGGTGACTTCAATCGACACTTACCTTCAGGCGAATGCCCGCGTGCATCGTCAGGGGCAAGCAAACCCGACGACGGTAGTGCATATCGAAGGAAGCCCGGTGGAAACCAAGCTGTATAAGATGCTACAAGAGAAGCTCGACTTTCACACCGGTATCATTGACCTATACCGTAACGAAATTAATACTTGACAAAGTATAGATTACGACTAGAATGTACGCCGCAGCCTGTTGTTCCCGTTGCGTTTGCATAAGGCGTGAGTGTGCAGCGTAGCGGCGGGACGGACGTTCCCGAACATGAACCCAACCGCGCCAGTGTGTGACTGAGGCTCTTCGCTGTTTCTCCCCTCGGGGCGCACACGGACAGCCGGGAAAGACCGGCCTTATAACTACACATGAGAGAGACGAGATGGACGTATCAATCGACAAGATTGTTGCAACCTATATTAAGATTCGCGACGCGAAAGAAAAGCTGCAGCAGGAATTTAAGCAGCAAGAAGCTGATCTTAACGAGCAGCTTGCAGTGCTCAAGCAACAACTGCTTGAGATTTCAAAAGCCACCGGCGCAACTAGCTTCTCGACGCCGAACGGAACCGCGTATAGGACGGTGAAGTCCCGCTACTGGACTAACGACTGGGGCAGCTTTTACGGATTCGTGCGCGAGCACGGGGCGATGGAACTGCTTGAGAAGCGCATTCACCAGTCGAACATGCGCGAGTTTCTGGAAAACAATCCCGAACTGCATCCGCCGAACCTGAACGTGGATAGCGAGTACGAGATCACCATCAAACGTAAATAAGGAGTAGGACAATGGCAAACGACATGACCCTGTTTAGCAAAGACCTTCCTGACTACCTGCAGGAAGTGGAGCTTGATGACCTTACCAAGTCGCTCGCTGGCAACACCGGCAGCAAGCGTATCAGCATCCGGGGCGGCGTATTCCGTCTGGTGGTGAACGGCGAGGAAGTGGCGAAGAACGAAAGCCGTGCGATGAACATTGTTATCGTGAACGGCGCACCGAAGGTGGCGCGGTCTTTCTATGCTGGCAAATACACGCCGGGCGAAAACAGCACGCCTGATTGCTGGTCGAACGACGGCAACAAACCGGACCCGTCGATTGAATTCCCGCAGCATGCTTCGTGCGACACCTGCCCGCAGAACATCAAGGGTTCGGGGCAAGGTGACTCCCGCGCCTGCCGCTTCTTGCAGCGCCTCGCCGTGCTGTTGGCCGACGACATCAACGGTGATGTATATCAGCTTACGCTGCCGTCGAAGTCGCTGTTCGGTCGCGGCGACGTAGATAAGATGCCGTTCCAGCAGTATGCGAAATACGTCGGTTCGCAGGGGAAAAACATCAACACCCTCGTCACCGAGATGCGGCTGGATTCGGATTCGGACACGCCGAAGCTTACGTTTAAGCCGGTTCGGTTCCTTACTCGTCCTGAGTGGGAGGCTGCTAAGGTTGCTGGTGAAAGCCCCGCCGCCCGCGCTGCAGTCGTGCAGACTCCGGCGCTGAAGAAGAAGGCCACCCCCGCTGCCCTGCCGAAAGCTGCCCCTGCAGCCGTCGAATCTGATGACGCGGAGGTCGAGGAACCCAAGAAGCGCGCATCGAAGAAGAGCGCCGAAGTCGCCCCCAAGAAAGACTTCACCGACGTGATTAGTAGTTGGGCGGATGACTAAGCATGGATACGCGCGGTTACAGCAAACAGACCATAAAGGCTAACGCTGAAGCCGACCAGAAACTCCCCGGCGTAAAGCTGGGGAGGTTTTGTATCCGTAGGGATATCCCGGTCGCGTTCGTATCGGAAAAGCTGGGCGTAAGCCGTGCCAGTATTTACCGATGGTTTCTTGGTGAGTGGGGTCCGCGTCAGGCGCACATAGCCAAAATCGAAGCGTTTCTTAAAGAGTACCGTTAGCGGCGCGGGGGGTTCCGCACCCCTTGCGTCTTCTCTAATAAGCGGAGAGGGGCAGCATGAGTTTACGGACGCTGCTGGCTTCGGTGCTCGCGCCGGAGGGATGGTATTGCATAGTCGGATTGCGCAAGAATGGCGCACCGAAGCAGTTGTTCGTGCAGACCATCGAAGAAGCGGAGCAGGAAGCAGCTAATCTCGATAGCAAAGACTACGACGTTTACTTTGCATGTGCGAAGTATGAAAGTAACAAAAACCGGTCGACCGATAATGTAAAAGCAATTCAGGCGCTGTGGTTGGACATTGACTGCGGCGAGAACAAACCTTACGCAGATCAGGCAGCGGGGCTTACTGCGCTTCGTGAATTCTGCATTGCGCTGAATCTACCCAAGCCCACGATTGTTAACTCCGGGCGGGGGCTGCACGTATACTGGCCGTTTACTGGCGCGGTAGCTCGGCAGGAATGGAAACCGTTAGCTGAACGGTTGAAGGCGCTGTGCGTGGAGAAGGGGCTGCAAGCTGACCCGTCGCGTACCGCCGACGCTGCCTCCATACTGCGCGCACCGGGTTCCCGCAACTTCAAGGATACCCCACCCTCGCCGGTGCAGATATGGAACGAGGGGGCCGCGACCGACGTAGAGACGCTGCGCGTTGCGCTCGGCGTCATGCTGGCAAGCGCCCCCGACTTCACCGACGCTAAGCTAAACGACCTGACGATGTCGCTGATGGGGAACAAGCAGCATCGGTTTAGTCACATTGTTGATAAGATAGTAGCGGGAGAAGGTTGCGCGCAGATTGCTAAGGCAATTGCGGAGCAGGCAACGCTTGAAGAACCTTTATGGAGAGCGGCACTATCCGTAGCACGGCATTGCGTTGACGGCGATACTGCGATCCATAAGCTCTCCCGCAAGCACCCGGACTACGATGCGCAGGCCACCGAAGAAAAGGCAGCCAAGACCAAGGGGCCATACACCTGCGAGGTGTTTGCCAAGATCAACCCCACCGGCTGCGACAACTGCCCCCACAAAGGCAAGATTACATCGCCTATCGTATTAGGGCAGGAAATCCTTGAAGCCGAACCGGATGAGCCGGTTGTTGCATTCACCGAAGTTGAAGGCGATGCGGATGCGCCGCAGTCAGTTGAATACAAGGTACCCACGTATCCGTTTCCCTACTTTCGCGGCAAAGTTGGCGGCGTCTACCGGCGCACTGGTGACGAAGATAACCCCGATGCCATCCTTATCTACGAGCACGATCTGTATGTAGTGAAGCGGTTGCGCGACCCGCAGAGCGGCGAAGTGGTGTGGCTGCGCCTGCATACGCCAAGGGACGGGGTGCGGGAGTTTGCGCTGCCAGCGGTAGACCTGTTGACCCCCGACAAGCTGCGGGAAAAGCTTGCGTGGTTCGGCGTTGTTGCCTTGAAAAAACAGATGGACGCCATCATGGCGTATATCGTTACTTTCGTTAAGGAATTGCAGTGCAAAGAGAAGGCTGAAATTATGCAAACACAATTCGGTTGGACCAAGAACAATAAGTCGTTCATCGTGGGCGACTGCGAGATCACTGCTACTGGTGAGCGGTATAGCCCGCCCTCAAGCTTTACGACGGGGATCGCGGACTACTTCACCCCCGTCGGTGAGTTGGAAGAGTGGAAGAAGGTCATCAATACCTACGCGGCTAAGGGCATGGAGCAGCATGCTTTCGGGTTCTTCACCGCATTCGGTGCCCCCCTGATGAAGCACATGAACCTGAAGGGGGCGATGATTAACATGATTAGCAACGAGTCCGGCACCGGTAAGACGACGGTAATCAAGGCCATGAACAGCGTGTTCGGCCACCCGGAAGAACTGATGCTGATCGAACGCGACACCCTCAACGCCAAACTGCACCGCCTCGGCGTAATGAATAACCTTGCCGTCGGTTGCGATGAGATCACCAAGATGGCAGCAAACGACGCATCGGACTGGGCGTATGCCGTGTCGCAGGGGCGTGCTAGGTCGCGGATGAAGTCGGCGGAGAACGCTGAGCGGATGAATTTCTCCCGGTGGCAGACCATCGTGCTGTGTACATCGAACGCGTCGGTCGTGGACAAGCTGCGCTCCCTGAAGGCAACACCGGACGGCGAGTTGATGCGGGTGATCGAATACGATGTTCCGTCGAAGAGCACGATGAGCAAGGCCGACGCTGACGAAATCTTCCCCCTGCTCTACACCAATTACGGGATGGCGGGGCGTATCTATATGCAGGATATTGTGTCCAATCTGGAAGAGCGCATGCGAGAAGTGCGGGAGATGCAGATGCTGCTCGACAAGCGGATGAACTTCACCAATCGGGAGCGGTTCTGGTCGGGTGGCATTGCCTGTAACCTCGCGGGGGCATTGTTCGCGAAGCGGCTGGGGCTGCACGACATCGATGTAGGTGGGGTGTTCCGTTGGGCCGTAGCCGAGTTTGCCAGCATGCAGAAGGACATCAAGCCGCCGACGGACGACTTCGTGGGTGTGGTGGGCGAATACTGGCTTGAGAACAAATTGAATACGCTGGTGATTAACGGTCAGGCGGACCTCCGCACTGGGGTCGAGATGCTGCCGATTCTGGAGCCGCGCGGCGAGTTAATTATTAGGGTTGAGCCGGATACTAAGCATCTGTATATCATCGCACGCAAATTTAGATCGTATTGCGCCGACCGGCAATTGACCGTGCGGGAGGTGCTGGCACATCTGGAGAAGGAACGTATCTACATCGGCACTACCAAGAAACGGATGGCGAAGGGTACCAAGCTCAGCGCCGTGCCGCCGGTGGACGCCTACGTGTTCGATTGTTCGCAGGGGGACTTCCTCGACGTAGACTCGTTCGTAGCCGGGGTGAAGGAGGAAGCAGACAAACAGACTCAGGAAGCCGCCGAGGCACCGGAGAATGCGAGTTGATGGGGTTAGCTACAACGTCGACTGGGCACGGTTCAAGATCGGGTGTTCGTTCTTTGTGCCGTGCCTGCACGCTGAGAGCGCCAAGGCTAGTATATTAGAAGTGGTGCAGCGGCTGGAATTTGGTGTTGTTATGCGCGTAGTAATAGAGGAGGGTATAAGAGGATTGCGGGTGTGGCGCGTTAAGTAGTATTATTCGCCTGCGTAGCACCTCTTCAGGACTTCCCCCCAAGTCTCTCTCGCTACGTTCCTCCTCCTACCCCCGCCTCCGTGCGGGGGTTTTTTATTGCCGACCGTAGTACAGCATCTCCATCGCCTTCGCTTCACCACCTTTAGGCACGCGAGCACCGAACGCTTCGGCTTTGGCAGCGTCCTTGTTACGCTTCTCAAACGACTGCCGTATCTCTTCGTTGGTCATGCTGTATTCTGGATACTTCCGTGAAAACTTCTGGAGTTCTTCGTAAAATTCATCAAACACCTCGCGGTTGCCGGACTTCTGCATCTCTTTATACTCAAGATACAGACGGTTCATCAGCGCATCGCGCCGTGCTTTAAGTTTAAGGTTGTATTTGTTGTACTCGATGTTTGCCTTCTGTGCTTGTGCAAGCCGCTCCGGCTGCAACCCTAGAGACTGCATGGCAAGCTCCCATCCGGTAAACTCATCGACCAGTTTAACTCCACCTCGGGTAACCGCACCTTCTTCCGCCAGACGCGCAGCCGTTACGGGTTTTGCGAACAGCGCGGGGGCGGCAAGCTCAAACGCGCGCTGATACTTGCCCTCTTCGACAAACTTATACGCGTCGATCCAGTTAAATCCAAGGCCCACCACCGGCCCTGCGTTTGCAATAATCGACTCCACGATGTTTTCGCGGATATCCGGCGAGTATCGCCCGTCACGGTAAAGCAGGTTCGTTGGGTCGAGGCTGATTCGTTCAGTAGTGGCACCACCCGTTATAGCGGGGACCGGGCCGCGCCCAATCGCCGTGCCCATAAAGCCGCCGAATTCTTTCTCCATGTAGTTGCGGAACCAGTTATGGAAATCGAAATACTCGGGGTCTTCGTCGTCATCGTCCGCTGCAAGCATCGCGGCCAGCGTAGCCAGCCCGTTTGCCATCCAGAAAAACGGCTGCGCCTCCAACCCACCAAACAGGAAGGTGGCCCCGAGAATACCCGCAAGCGTGCGGCGGGCTTCGCGGTTAAGCTGTTTACGTTGGGCTTCGGCCTCGGCTACTTTTTGCTCCACCTCAGCTTTAGGCATCTTGCTGTCGATAAGCTGCTGTCGGAGTTCTGCTATTTCCGACTTACTAAAGGGGGCACCCACCGCAAGATAGAAGTTACGGAACGTAGCGTATAGCGCCGTGATTGCGTACTGCTTGTATTTAAGGATTACCGCTAAGCCGGGGTGCATGAACGTACGCGGCTTCATCTGCCGTGTAAACTCGCCCAGCGAAAGCCCCGCTATTTCTTTTGCTTCGTTAACAGCAAGGTCAAACGCTTCTTTGGAATACTTTTGCCCCGTCGGCAGTTTGTCGGTTTCTTTGCGGTATATCGGGTCGCCGTTGTCATCCCGAAGAATAATTCCCCGTAGGTCTTTTACCGGCTCCTTCAGGTATTTTTGATACGCCAGTTCAAACACCGTCATCAGCGTAACTTCGCGGTTTAGTCGCTCCGACTGATGGAACAACGAACCGAGAATACGTTTGATGTTGTTGTAGGTGCCGGTGTACGTGTCGGTGGGGCGCTCACCAAGGTTAAAAATATCGTTTGTCAGCGAGATGTTAATCTGCTGATCCGCGATGAACTTGTCCGCCGCCGCGCGCTCGATGGGGCTAAGGTCCGCACCTTCAACGATAGACGGAAATTCCATGTCCACTACGCGCCCGTCTTTTAGCGGACGGAACGTGCGCTTCGGCGTAGTCCCGAAATACCGACCGAAATTTTTGGTTATTACTTTGGTAGTTTCGCCAAAACCGTAGCGCCCACCTATGTAGTGCACGGTGAGGTGCGTAAAGCCGATCACGTTCAGCAGCGCGGTAAACGGGGCCGAAAGCTGGAAGAAAAACGTGATGTCCGAAGCTTTGGCGGCCACCTGCGCCAGCATGCTCGTATCCTCGTTGCTGAGAATCTTCGGCACGCGCTTCTCAACTTCCATGATGTAATCACGGTAGACTTCAGCGCGATCCGGACTTACTTTTACGATGCCGTTTTCACCATCGATAAACTCCCGTGCGTTATCGAGGTTGGTGATGAACTCCTGCGCGTACTTATACCGAGCCTGCTGGTATGCACCGTGTATTGCAGACGTAGCAAACACCCGCAGCATATCGCTGCTAGCGCCTTGCACGCTCTTCCGGTTGATGAACATCTTACGCATGCTCTGCTGCGGTAGCATGACGTAGATAAGCTGGTTTAGGCTTTCCTCAATTTCTTTCTGCAGGTCTTCTTTGGTCCCTGCCGTAGACGATATTTGTTTTACCAGCCCCTGTACATCCTGCAGGACTTTGGTGTCGGTGTTGTAGCGGTAAAGGTCGGTAATACCGTTACCTTTCCTAAGCGTATCCAGCAGTGCTCGGTCTTTAGCAGTGCTACGGCGAAGCTCAATACGACGCTTAGCGAACGCAAGATCGCGGGCCGCGCGGCTTTCAAATTCGTAGAATTCCTTGTTCTGTCCTTTACCTACTTGGAACCAGTATTTACCAAACCGGCGCAGCGGGAAGTAAGGGCCGGTGATGGTGTTGAACATCTCGTTAATTTTCTTTATCGCTTGCTGGCGCTGGTCTTCATCTTCGATAAGCCGTGCGCGGTCCAGCATCTCCTTGCGCATTTCCTGCAGCCGAGTCCGGTAAAAATCCCGTACATCGCGGTAGATTTGCTGGAACGTGGGGCTTAATGTGTCCCACGCTTTTTTCAGTGCAGGCGGCACGTTGGCTGCGTTATACCCTTGCCCGTTTGGGTCGACCTCGATCTGGCTAATAGTCGCTTCGAGCATAATCCGCGACATCAACTGATTTTGCTTCGGGTTAGCGATTTGTGCCTTATTCCATACCTTAATAATATTCTCGGCACGGTTTAGCAGCGACGCCCGATAGGAGATCATCTTGTCGACGATGTTGATCGCGCTGGCGATCTGCGGAAATTTCGTCTTGGTGAGGTCGCTAAGCTGGCGCAGGTTAAGGTTAGGCAGCGTGACCGCACGCAACGCCCCCTTAGTAGTGTTCCACAACGGCGCAGCAAGGCGTTCTTTTGCCTCCTCCCACTTGACCTTACCTCTAGCCATGTCAAGCATGAGCTTGTTAACGGATACCTGTGCATCTTCGGCAGCACGCCAGTTACCCTTGATCGGGCCACGGTTAACCGGACCCTTCTTCTTGGCGAAGCGGGGGCCAGCTTCGTACTGCTGGACGGTGACGTTCGGGCTAAACAGCTTCTCGGCAGCCAGCATGGTGTTGGTAGCCACGTTGTCGTAACCGAAGAACTTGAGCACCGAGCGCACAAACCCACGGAGCACCGACTCTCGCTTGGTCGGCATCTGCAGCTTGCGTAGCTCGCTTTGGAACGAGCGGCTGGTGAACGCCTCGGCAACGAACTCCGACAGGTTCGACATGCCATACAGCGACGGGTCGAGTTTGGTTTGCGCGTAACCAAACAGTTCTTTTAACTGCGCGTAAGCTTCGCGCTGCTCCGGTGTCAGCGCCTCGGGGTTTTGCTCTGCCTGAATAATCAGGTATTCGGTAGCTGCATGCACAAGCTCATGCAGGAGGACGCGAGTGCTTAGCCCACCCCGTGCTTTCGTATTAAACGAGGCAGTGTTGTAATTGGGGAAGAAGACGCCCGGTGCATCCAGCGAAACGTATTTGTTATACGCCTCGGTAACTGCATCGAATTCGGCAATCACCGGGCCGAGCTTGCTGCGCATCGAAGCCAGCCGTTTAAGCCCTTCCTTTACGGCAGCAAGGTTTTCTACACGGTCGTAGTTCTTAAAGAAAGTGTCGTACAGCTTGGGCATCGCCCGCTGCACATAGGCAAACAGCCGCCCTTCCGACGGACCAACAACACGGTCGAGCGTATCCCGCGACATGCGTGCATCGCCGTCGAATTCAACCCGTGTGGTCAGTCCAATAGCCGCAAGGCGGTTAGCAAGATCGCCGTAGAATCCGCCCAGTCGCTGCCCAAGAATACGAAGGACGCCGTTAACGTCGTTGTTCTGAATTGCTTCTACGATATCCAGCGGCAGACCAGTGGAGTCGGCAGCGCGTAGAATGTCTTCCATCGACGGCTTGGGCCGACGGGGTGCTTCACGAGGGCCGGGTTCGGACGGTATAACCCCGTCACGCTGTAATTCTTCGCGGATACGCGCGGCGCGGTTGTAGCCGATGCGCAGTGCTTCAGCAAGTTCTCTGACGTCGGTGACACCCTCCTGCGCAAGCTCCGCCGCCTGCAGATAAAGCGGATCGGTCGTCGCGGCTTCAGGTGCAGTCTCGGGCGCGGCTTTCGCCGTTGCTTCTTTGTTCAGCCGTAAAACTTCGTCGTTAAACGCCGCTTCCGCATCTCGAATAGCATACTGGTCGGTAACGCCCTTCTCCTGCATCGTGTCGCGCAGGTTGTCGAAGTAGTTATCAATCGAGTCCTGCAGGCTATCGTATGCGCCCCGCTGGTCAAACGCCGTAGCAGCCGACGCTATAGCGAACTCAACCGGATCGAAGTCGGAAGCAGGGGCGAACGTTCCCCGCTTAGCTAACTCGTCTTTTGCTGCCTGAATACTTTCAGGCGTCTCCAACCCTAATGCGTCTTCTGCAGCGCGCAGAAGGCTTTCGTCTGATAGCCCGCTAGCCCGTTCGCGGTGCCGGTTTAATTCGGCTTCATCAAGCGGCCTAGAAGTGGGTGCAGCTGATTGCTTTTTCCTCGCCGCTAACTCGTCTGTCGCGGCCTGTATACTTTCCGGCGACTCAAAGGAAAAAAGTACAATGTCAGAAAGTTCTTCTTTGGAAGCGGTTTTATATTTTTCCCGGTAGTACTCTACCGTTCCAGTTTCGGGGGTACCCGCTCGTCCCGCTTCGTCTAATGCACCGAGCTGTGGTCCCGCTCCTTCTCCAGACTCCGCAGCAACACCGCTAGGTACTCCCACGCCTCCGGCTGCAGGTTCTGTAACTCCGGGGGTAACTGTGCCGGGAGCCTCAATGCCAGTATCTGAAACGCCAGCGACACCGACTCCGGGGACAACTCCAGCACCTGCGTCCGCTCCGGGCTGTAAATCACCATTCAGCTTCTCCTGTATCTCTTCCGGCGTCGGCTCGCGGTTCAGCACCGAATACAGTTCGTCCGCAACTTTCACTTTACGGACTTCAAGTGCCGCTTCTTCCGGGGTCAGCGTTCTGCCCGCCGCCTGCTCCGCTGCGGACACAATGGCATCGTATTCAACCTTCGGCACACCGGCAACGGGCGAGTCTTCCGCAAACGCAAGGTCTATCGCGTCCGGCGCTTCTTCGGGGGCAGCGGGTTCCGCTACTTTCTTAGCACGCGGCTTCTTGGCTTTGGGCGCGGGCGCTTCTTCTTGCGCAAGAGCGAACTCGTCGATATCGGCAAGTGCTTTGTCTTCTGCGGTTTGCGCAACACGCGGTTTACGCAGTGCCGTCGCCGCGCCGAGAGCGCTTCCGGCGAGACCTTCAAACACACCCGCACCGACAACGCCACGCAGTGTGGGGACATCAAAGCCCTGACGTTGCAGAGCGAGGTTCTCGGCTAGCTGTTCCTGCGCCCCTTGCAGAAGCTCCGGCACCCCCTCACCAACGGCGGCACCCGCAATTCGACGCGTAGCGGTCTTTTCAGCTACCTTGCGTGCGGCTTGCTCCGCTGCTTCTTTGACAGCAGGTTTAGTGGATATCGCTTTCGCAAGTGCACGCGCCAGACCTTGCTCAATACCGAGCCTCCCGCCCACCGCGCCAAGCCCCGCGCCGATAAGAATCTGGTCGATGTTCTGTCCGTTATACGCTTGCGCTAGTTGCGCCGCCTGCTCGATCTTATCTTTGGGCAGATTGTACTTGGCAAGCTCTTCTTTGGTAGCGTCGTATATAGTACCTTTAATGGTACCCGCGCCCATCATAGAACCCGCACCGAGGGTAGCCGCCCCCGCGATCAACGCAGACTCAGGGGCGAACAACGTAGCCCCCAACCCGGCCAAAATAACAGGGGCCGAGCTACCAAGGGCTTGAACGGTTACATCAACCGGCGCAACGGAAAACGCCTTTACGGCAGCTTTAGTCTGCTCCCATACACCTTTATCCTCGGCTTCCTTCCTAATCCGCGCCATTTCAGCTTCGTCATTGCGTGACTGTGCTGACATCAAATCGCTAATAACGTCCTGTACTAGCTTACTACCCGCAGAAGTGCCGGGACCAGCACCGAAGAAATCGAGCATTGCTCGAACACCTCCGGCGTATCCTTTTGCAACTCCCAGCGGTATATCTACGATAGAGTGCAAACCCTCTTTAATATCGGTGAGCAGAGACGGCTTTTCAGGCTGCGCTGCCGGAGCAGGTGCAGGTGCGGTAGGGGCAGGGGTCGGCCGTGCAACCCCAA